GCGGGAACAGACGCAAAACCACAGGCACACAGGGTAATCAGCCACCAGCGGGAGGCGATGACCCTTACGGTGACGGTATTCCGTTCTGAGGGGGTGGCGATGGTACATGACCGCATAGCGGAAGAACTCGAGGCGAAAGGCTTTTACCGGAGGGCGGCGGCGCGATGGGGTGAAGTCATGCTGCTGGTGGAGACAGACAAGGAACGGCATCAGGTTACGATGCGACGGCTGGAATGTTCCAGGAAGGCACAGAAGCCACCGGAGCCGCCGGATAACTTCGGAGACCTGAGAAAGGCAGTAGATCGCACTTATGCTGAAATGGGTATAGATGGTGTAAGCGATGAAATATGGCGAAATTACCAGGACAGATAATCACACAGCCGGAGCAATCCGGCTTTTTGTCATGTTTTGTAAATTATTTGTTCGTGGTTGTTCCACGTTGCTCGCTGACCGGAACGGCATATTTTACCCGACCTGAATCATGATTATTCTCGCCCGTGGTGCCAGGACGCTGGGGCCATTTTCCCGCCTGTTAATGTGCTCGCCAATATTCATTACCAGGCGGGAAAACGATCGGTGCGATTACTGATTTCCTTATGAAAAACGGTTGAGTGTTTGCCGCGTCCTGGAGTTCCTTACTTAACCCCAGGACTTTTTTTATGCCGAGAATAATCGAATTACGCCAGCAGAAAACCGCCATTAAAAATCAGATGCGCGACATGCTGGAGAACGCGGAAAAAGAAAACCGCAGTCTTAACGATGCTGAGGGCGCAAAATTTGACGAATTACGCGCTAAAGCTGAATCCCTCGATAAAGACATTTCCCGCCTTGAAGCCATTGCAGACGAAGAGCGCAGCAAGCCAGGTAAAAGCAGCCAGACCACTGACCCCGCAGAACTACGCAACTACATTCTGACAGGTGAAACCCGCGCATTAAGTACAGGCGTTCCCGCTGATGGTGGTTATACCGTTATCCCCGAACTGAACACCGAAATCATGCGAATGCTGACGGATGAATCCACCATGCGCCGCATCTGTACCGTGAAGAAAATCAGCAGCAACGAGTTTAAGCAGCTTGTTTCCGCTGGCGGTGCGACCGTTAACCACGGTGAAGAGGGTAAGACACGCGAACAGACCAGCACCCCGCAGATTAACGAGGTGAGCATTAAGCTGTATCCGGTCTATGCGTACCCGCGCACCACACAGGAAATCGTGGATTTTTCCGATGTGGACATCCTTTCATGGCTGACGGGTGAGATTGGCGACACCTTCACGGAAACCGAAGAAAGCGATCTGGTTGTGGGCGACGGTGACAAAAAAGCAAAAGGCTTTTTATCCGTACCCCGTGCAGAGAAGAACGACAAAGAGCGTGATTTTGGTACGTTACAGGTAATTAAACCTTCCGAATCTCTGGCGTGGACATCTGCGGACCCGCTGATCGACCTGAAATTTGCATTACATAAAAAATACCGCAAAAACGCGGTCTGGGTGGTTAACTCCACGACGGCCGCAAAACTTCAGAAGGTGAAGAACGCGAACGGTGATTACATCTGGCGCGACCGTTTACAGGCGGGTGATCCTGATACGTTGCTGGGCCTTCCGGTCGAATATCTGGAGTTTATGCCTGATAACGTTATTGCCCTGGGTGACTTCAAACGCGGTTACTACATTGTTGATCACGAAACAGGTGTTCGCACCAGACCGGACAACCTCACAGAGCCGGGCTTCATCAAAATTTTCACGCAGAAATATTTAGGCGGTGGCGTGGTGGATTCGAACGCGATCAAGATTCTGGAACTGCCACAGGACGACGATTAACAGCATACAGAAGGGGCTTAAAAGCCCCTTTAGTGTTTTATGGGTGAAAAAATTATGAAGAGTATGGAAATCCGGTCATCGGAAATCACCACCAGCGCCAGCAACACGCTTACAGGCTACGTTGTTCGCTGGGATAACCTTTCAGAGCTGCTATGGGGGGAGTTTTACGAAAAATTCCAGCGGGGAGCGTTTACTGAATGGCTTGCAGCGGGTAATGACGTTCGCGGCCTGTATGAGCATGACCACAGCATGTTACTGGGGCGCACCCGTTCCGGCACGCTGAAACTGGAAGAGGACGACACAGGGTTACGCTTTGAACTGACCCCACCGGATACCAGTACAGGGCGGGACGTTATCGAACTGGTTAAACGAGGTGATATATCCGGCATGAGCTTTGGCTTTCGCTCCCGTAAGGATGTATGGGATACCACAACAGATCCATGCGTGCGCACCGTGCTGGTGGCGGAACTGTACGAAATTACCGTTACATCCGTACCGGCTTACCCTGATTCCGGCGTGGAGCTGGCCCGCCGCTCCCTGTACGAGCAGCACCCCGAAAAAATGCCGCGTGCGGATAATCGCCGCTGGTGGGCGGATTTAGCGGGGGTGTGATATGTGGCCTTTCAGAAGAAAAAAAGAGCAGCGCAGCATGACGCTTGATGAGTTTATGGCGCTGGCCGGCACATCGAACACGGGGGCGGGTGAGTACGTATCATCGGGGACAGCGGAATCACTGCCCGCCGTCATGAACGCCGTGACGGTCATCTCTGAGGCGGTGGCTACCATGCCGTGTTACCTGTACCTGGTACGCAATGAGAAGGGGAAGGAGGCCCGCGAGTGGCTTGATTCTCATCCGGTCGATCACATCCTCAACGAGCGCCCGAACGCGTGGCAAACCCCCTACCAGTTTAAGCGAATGATGATCCGCCACTGCCTGTTAAACGGTAATGCTTATGCGGTGATTCGGTGGGGGCGTGATGGTTTTCCGGTGGCTTTACATCCTTACCCGCCGCAGTCGGTGAACGTGGAGCAGACAGGTGAGCATAACTGGCGCTACTGCATCACTGACGCCTACACCGGAAACACCCGCAACTATTTACCGTGGGAGGTTCTCCACCTTCGTTACTCCACGGATGACGGTTTTATGGGGCGCTCACCTGTAACCATCTGCCGCGAATCGCTGGGGCTTGGGCTGGCCCAACAACGCCACGGCGCGAGCGTGATGCGTGATGGCATGATGGCGGCAGGGGTTATCACGTCAGGCGAATGGCTGGACGGCGTGAAGGGCAAACAGGCATTAGCCGCACTGGAACGCTACAAAGGGGCCAGAAACGCCGGAAAAACGCCCATCCTTGAAGGGGGTATGAGCTATCAGCAGCTGGGCATGAGTAATCAGGATGCTGAATGGCTGGCCTCCCGTCGCTTCACCATTGAAGACATCGCCCGAATGTTCAACGTCTCGCCGATTTTTTTGCAGGAATACAGCAACAGCACCTACAGCAATTTCAGCGAGGCAAGCCGCGCATTTCTCACCATGACGATGCGCCCGTGGCTGGCGAACTTTGAGCAGCAGATAAAAAACGCCCTGCTGGTGGCCTCACCTGTACCTGGTATCCGGTATCAGGTGGAGTTTGACAGCGCGGACCTGTTACGGGCCACACCTGGCGAACGCTTTGCCACCTATGAACGCGGCATCAAATCCGGCGTTATGTGCCCGAACGAAGCCCGCGAACGTGAAGGGCTGTCCCCGCGTGATGGTGGTGATGAGTTCAGCCAGGCATGGAAACAGGAAGTAAAAATCAGCGAGGGAGAAAAACCGGAATGAACATAGGGCGACTGCGTGACAGGGTAACGATTCAGACCCTGAAACAGACCAGGGATATAACCGGCGAAATACTCGAAACGTGGGTGGACGGTCACACACTCTGGGCAAGCGTGAACATGATCAGCAGCAAGGAGGCCATTTCATCGGGTGCAGAACTGGCGACTGGAACGGTAAGGATATGGATACGCTACAGGAAGGACATCAACGCCACCAGCCGGATAAAGGTCAATACGGGGCCGCTGGCGGGGCGTGTACTGAATATCATCGGGCAGCCGCTGCCGGATGCCGCCAGGACACGCCTTGAAATTCTTTGTCGTGAGGGCGCGGAAAAATGACAGAAGAACTTATCACCCTGGAAGAAGTGAAACTCCATTGCCGCATCGATGGCGACGAGGAAGACCAGTTAATCAGCGGATACATTGCCGCATCGCTTGAGGCGTGCCAGATACATATAGGCAGGCGCTTTGATGACGGGCTGGAGTTCACGCCAGCCATAAAGATTGGCTGCATGATGTTTATCGCTCACCTGTACGAGAATCGCCAGCTGGTAGCGGATAACGCAAAAACGCGCGTACCCATGACGATTGGCGCGCTCTGGACGGCTTACCGTGATGTGGGGGTGTACTGATGCCGTGGCAACCATTAAGACGATGCACAGAACCAGGCTGTAACAGGCGCGTGAAGTCCGGCAAGTGTGAGGAGCACAGGCGGGCGGCATGGCGTGCAGAGGATGCCAGACGAGGACACCGCCGCGCGCGTGGGTACTCCAGACAGTGGGACAAATACCGCGCCATGTATCTGAGTAAAAACCCGTTATGCGTGCGATGCCTTGAGAAGGGGATATATACGCCCGCCGTGGTGGTGGATCACATTATCCCGATTAATGGCGGTGATGATGTTCTCTTCTGGCCCGAATGGAACCATCAACCATTGTGCCAGGCGTGTCATAACCAGAAAACGAAATGGCTTGATCCGGCAACAAAAAGCAAGCGTGCCGCAGGTGGATTTCATGAAGAGGAAGAACGGGCCGCTAACCGCAATAACTGGATGTATGACGCTGATGAATGAGCGGGAACAAAACCGCCTTATCCGTGGACTTATAAGGCAGCGTGACGCATGGAAGACACAGGAAACAGGGCATAAAGATAAAGCGTCAGGACGCGCAGAACGCATCACAGCGAAGCGATTAACCGACCGTGACCGCGAGGTTATGGAATGTTTCCGCAATCGCTGATGAGGCTGTATGACGGGGTGGGGGGCGTTTTCAGGACAAACCCGACCCCGCCGGGCACCGAACGCCTCCTCAAATTTTTATGCACGGGAATTTTTTGAAAAATAATCTGGCGAAAAAATAAGCATGGCAAGACCACCGAAAGCCCCCGCCTACCTGGATGATATCGCCGTGAAGCAGTGGCGGGAAAAATCGCGGCAGCTTGCGGAACGGGGAGACCTTACCCCCGCCGACTGGAGTAATCTGGAACTGTATTGTGTCAACTACTCCATTTACCGGAAAGCCGTTGCAGACCTTGCGGCGCGCGGGTTCAGCATTGTTAACAGTCAGGGCGGCGAGAGCAGAAACCCCGCATTAAGCGCAAAATCCGACGCTGAAAGAGTGATGATAAAAATGGCCTCCTTGCTCGGTTTTGACCCGATAAGCCGCCGTAAAAATCCACCGGAAACAGAAGAAGAGGACGAGCTTGACCGCCTGGAATAAGTACGCAGAAGACGTAAAAACGGGCAAAATTCCGGCCTGTAAACGGCTGAAACAGGCCGTTAAACGGTACTTTTCGGACCTTGAAAGCCCCCTTTACACGTTCGATCGTGAGGTTGTGGAGCGGTTTATTGCCTTTTCCAGGGTGTGCCCGCACGTAAAAGGCGCAATGCGCGGTAGCCCCATTGAGCTGGAGCCGTGGCAGCAGTTCGCCTTTGCGTGCATCCTCGGCTTTAAGGTTAAGGCCACCGGACGGCGCAAATACACGAGCGCCTTTATCGAAGTGCCGCGCAAAAATGCGAAATCCACGACCGCCGCGATTCTGGCTAACTGGTTTTTGATTATGGAGAACGGTCAGCAGGATATCTACACCGCAGCGGTGAGCCGTGACCAGGCGCGGATCGTCTTTGATGATGCGCGTCAGATGTGCCTTTTATCCCGACCGTTACGCAGGCGGGTGAATATTCAGGCGCATAAGGTGATACACCCGAAAAGCAACAGCCTGTTAAAGCCGCTGGCAGCAAAAGCGGCAACCATTGAAGGTACAAACCCGAGTCTTGCCATTGTGGATGAATATCACCTGCACCCTGACAACGGGGTTTATTCCGCGCTTGAACTGGGAATGGGGGCGCGTCCGGAGGGGCTGTTATTTGCCATCACCACATCGGGGAGCAACGTTGTTTCAGCCTGTAAACAACACTACGACTATTGCTGCCAGATACTGGATGGTGAAGAGGTGAACGAATCCATGTTCGTGCTGATTTACGAGCTGGATGATGAAAGCGAGGTTGACGATCCGGCGATGTGGATAAAGGCGAATCCAAATATCGATGTTTCCGTCGATCGTGAAAAACTGGCCTCAACCATCCAGAAAGCGCGGGGTATTCCGTCGCAGTGGGTGGAAATGCTCACCAAGCGATTCAATATCTGGTGTCAGGGGGCTACGCCGTGGATGGGTAACGGTGCATGGGCGGAGTGCGCCGGAACGTTCACGGAGGAAGATTTACACGGCCAGGAGTGTTACGCGGGGCTGGATTTATCATCCACAAGCGATATTTCCAGCGTGTGCTATGCCTTTCCGGTCGGTAAAACCATTATGCTGGTTTCCCGTCATTATCTGCCGGAGTTCCAGCTACAGAACCCCGCCAATAAAAACCGCGCTGTCTATCGTCAGTGGGCTAAAGCGGGCTGGATACGCACAACGCCTGGCGACTGCATTGATTACGACCGGATCAGAGATGACATCATGCAGGACGCGGAGAAATTTAATATCAGGCTGGTGGGCTTTGATACGTGGAACGCCACGCATCTCAGAACGCAATTACAGGGGGCAGGTTTTGAGGTGGAGCCGTTCCCGCAAACCTACCTCAGATTCAGTCCGGCGGCGAAATCGTTCGAAGTTTTTGTTAACCGCAGGGTGATTGTGCATCGTGGCGATCCGGTGTTGTCCTGGTCGATGAGTAACGTTGTGATGCAGAGTGACGCGAACGCCAATATCAAGCCGAACAAGAAAAAATCACCGAACAAGATAGACCCGAGCGTGGCGGCACTGATGGCGTTTGGCACATTCCAGGCAGAGCATGAGGATTTTGAATTCGATATGAGCGATAGCCATAAGCAGCGACTTGCCGAATTTACCGGGATTTGAATATGCTCAAACACAAGAAAATTGAGTCTGTGATCGACGAAATGGCACGTCAATTAGGCCATGAACTTAACGGGCAGGATAAGCTGGTAATCCGCACTAAAACAGCTATGGTGTTGGCCGCTAAACAGCGGTACCGTCAGCGCATGGAAGCGCCACCCTATCAGTGGCGAAAGCCAGATAAATTAAGGCGTTGAAAGAGGTTCATCCCCCTACAAAGCACCAGTATTGTTCTGGTGCTTTTTTGTTTGTTCAGAAAAAGCTGTATAAACATTTGTATAAACATTAATAAAAAAGGCGCTTCCCCATGCCGAGTAGCGCCTTTTTAATCAAGCAGTTAGCTAAATTGAATTAGTTCATGCCGTATTGTAAAATACAGAGTCATTATACGTAATTTATTATCACTCTAGATAATTTGTATTCATCATAAATAATTGATGCAGAACGAGATATTTATTTTTTATTGGCTCGCATTGTATCATCAGTTATCAGTTACTCCCTGCATACAGTTGTCAAAAAGGTTGTCATTAACTCTATGGCCGAAAATAAACTCTCAGATGTTCAATTGCGTGCGTTAACCCGCAAAGTCATCGAAAAACCTTTTGATGTTGCTGACGGTGGCAGCCTTTCTGTTCGCGTTACACCATCAAGGCGCAAAATCCTTGATGGCGAGAAGAGACCGGCCAATAACATCCAATGGTTGTTCCGTTATAAGAATAAGCATAAAAGCGCCAATACTTTGACGCTAGTGCTGGGCAAGTATCCTGCCTTATCTCTTGCTGAGGCGAGGGTGAAACGCGACCAATGCAAACGGTGGCTTGCTCATAATCTAGATCCTAAAGACCAGTTTGACCAAGAGTCAGCAAAAACCATGAAACCTGTCACTATCAGGGAAGCATTGGAACGCTGGATTAATGAGTACGCGGCGGAAAACCGGGTCAACTTTGAAAGGCATAGACGCCAATTCGAAAGACATATTTATCCTTTCATCGGCGAATTGCCACTTGAACAGTGCTCTAAAGCAAGATGGATGGAGACATTTAGCAGAATCAAAAAAGTCGCGCCGGTAGCAAGCGGCTACATATTAGGTAACTGCAAGCAGGCGTTGATTCACAACCGCAGGCTGCACGATGTTTACAGTGATGCGCTGGAGGATATCAAAGTTACTGATGTTGGAAGAAAGCAGGCAAAACGTGATCGTGTTTTAACTTCTGAAGAACTTAGTGGCCTTTGGAATGCGCTAAAAAGCGAATATGCGTTTCTACCTTACTACACCGCGCTTTTAAAATTGCTAATAGTGTTTGGTGCAAGAACACAAGAAATTCGTCTTTCGACATGGTCGGAATGGAACGTGAAAGAATGGATTTGGACAGTTCCGCGAGAACATAGCAAGGGTGGGGAGAAAATCATCAGACCCGTGCCTGAATCTATACAGCCATTTATTTTACAGCTACGCCAAAATCATCTTGATAGCGGAATGCTGCTTGGTGAAATGAAGAAACCCGAAGCTGTCAGCCAGTGGGGGCGTATCTTATACAGGCGATTAGAGCATTCAACGCCGTGGACGTTGCATGACCTGCGCCGCACTTTTGCCACCAGTCTAAATAACTTGGGGATAGCCCCGCATGTGGTTGAACAGTTGCTGGGCCACTCAATGCCAGGAGTGATGGCGGTGTACAACCGTAGCCAGTACATCCCGGAAAAACGGTTAGCCTTGGACAAATGGATAAAATATTTAGAAAAAATAAACCTTTTAAAATCAGATAATTAAAAATTGATGATTATATAGAGTTATGTAGCGTTATTTGCAGTTAAGTTTATGAATTTAAAGGGTATTTACTGCTGATACAATTTGAGTATTATTGTCATGTAGTAATAAAAAGCCCCCAGCAGAACTGAGGGCTTGAATAAGGCGGGGATCGGTTCACGTCGCCAAACAGAAAACCGAACCCCTTAATACCAAAAAGCCGGTGAAGGCTGTAATGGTCGCGTTCTTTGTTAACGCAACATAATCATAAATCATTACAGACCACATATCCACCGGCCATGTTTTGAGGGCCGTAAGATGGAATTACTGACTGCTAAGCAAGTCACAACACTAACAACATTATCCCGCATGACTATCTGGCGCTATATCCAGGCTGGCACGTTTCCTAATTGCATAAAATTAGGGCCAAAACGCGTGGCCTGGCGGCGCAAAGATGTTATGGCGTGGCTTGAAAGCCGCCAGCCAGTACAGCGCTGAGGTGGCTTATGAAGAAAACAACCGTAAATCAGGCTATCAGTCGCTATAACAGCCTGTTGCGTAACCCACAGCGCCAGTTAACCGTTGGCGAACTTACCGCCCAGCGTATGGCGGCAGCACAATTATTGTTGCAAGCATGCATTCGCGAAGGTGTAAACCGCCCGTGGACTATTGTTTCACGTCACGCCGCTATGGCTGATAGCCTGGTGCCGTTTCGCATCAGCGATTCTGAATCATGGGCGATGTATCTGGAGTTAAAACGCGGGGTGCGATATGAGAAACGCGCCTAACGTTAAGCTATTACCTAAAGACCCTTTTACGGAAGCAATTATTTTTGCCGGTTCTGACGCTTGGAGCCATGCCAAGGGCTGGGAAGAAGGAATGGGTAAACAAGTTGCCGGTGACACTACTCCTCCTGTCTATCTTGGGCCAAGACAACTGGATGATTTAGATAATCTACGAATTATCGACGATGGTCGCCGGTCTGCGCGGGTATATCTGGCTGGTGATATTAAGCAACTTCAAATCAGCACTATTGCTGACAAGCTGGCAGTGGCTGGAGTTAAGGAAGCCCGTTTATTTAAAGGCATTACTGACCGTGAACCGGAAAAATGGAACATGGACAGGCTTAGAGACGCCGCCCTACGCGGTGAAAGCCTGGTGGGCATGCTGCGCAAAGAAGAACGAGCAACCGCCGCAGCAACTGTAAAAGACATTCACGATATGGCTCCTGTATTAATGACAACCTGGCCAAATATTGGAAGCAATGGCCAGCCTTTAAACACACGCCCTAATGTTGAACGTCTATTAGATAACTACAGCATTTCTGCAAAATATAATGAGATTAGCAAGGACGTTGAGGTTTTAGTACCTGGCGTTAGTGGCGGTTCAGATGCTCGCGATAACTGCGCTGTGAGTGAAATTTTAAGCCTCGCCGCACTGAACCGGTTACCAATGAGTAATATTGAAGGTCATATCAAAACTATCGCTGTGCGCAATACTTATAATCCTGTCAGGGATTTCATCAATCAACGTGAATGGGATGGACGAAGCCGATTTGCAGACCTGCTGAATACTATCAGCACGCCAGATGACTACAGTCGCGATCTGCTGGCCATGCTGGTGCGTCGTTGGTTGCTGTCTGCCGTGGCGGCTGCTTACTTAGAAGCGGGTTTCTGGTCCAAAGGCGTGCTGGTTTTCCAGGGCGAGCAGTCACTGGGTAAAACAGCATGGTTTAAAGCGCTTCTGCCCCCTGACAATCGCAACCTGGTTAAGGTGGGAGCAACTATTGACCCCGGCAATAAAGACAGCGTGGCCAGCGCAATTAGTCACTGGCTTGTTGAGCTAGGCGAATTGGATGCGACGTTTCGCAAGGCGGATATTGCCAAGCTCAAAGCATTTATCAGCCAGGACCGTGATGACCTGCGCCGCCCTTATGACCGGCTTGAATCGAAGTACCAGCGCCGCACCGTGTTTTTTGCGTCAGTGAACCCGAAACACTTCCTGGCGGATGACACCGGGAACGTGCGCTGGTGGACCATTCCTGTAACTGCCGTTAACTACGAGCATGGCATAGACACACAACAATTATGGGCCGAAGTTCTTTCCTGGTTTGAAGCAGGTGAACGCTGGTGGCTGGATCGTGATGAAGAAGCCATGCTGGAAGTAGTGAACGAACAGCACGGGCAAACTGACCCGATTGAAGAAATGATATTGGCGCGTTTTGATTGGAACAGTGATCGCCTGGCTGCATATATAGAAATGACTGCAACGGATGTTCTGTTGTCTATTGGGCAGGATCGGCCAACAAAATCCCAGGCAACGCAGTGCGGTAACATTCTGCGAAAACTGACTGGAAGGGATGCACGTAGAACAAGTAAAGGGCGTTTTTACCTAATGCCACCGAAAGTTTTTGGACAGCAAGACCATAGCTATTTTGATGGGCCTAACCGCCAGTTTTGAGGTGATACTATGAGTTATCGCGTATATATCATTGCTTTTGACCCGGAACACGGCACCTACACCGAAACCGAAATCATGGAAGGTTTCGCCACTGAACAGGAAGCGGTAGACCATGCTCGCAATAGGCTGCCAGAGGTGCAGCAGGAACTGGCCAAGTTGGGTGAAAACCTGCTATGCAGCTACCGCATAAGGGTAGTGGATTCCGCTGAAATCTTGCCGTTTCTCCGCTCATAATATCACAACGGTTGTTACCCATTGCCCTGGCGAATGCCGGGGCTTTTTTTATTTTCAAAGTGACGCCTAGGTGTCATTAATTTATAAGGTGTCATGGTAGGTGTCATTGTTCTCAAGCCATAACCCGCAAGGGTTGCGACATTACTAATGACACCTATGACACCTATGACAGCATTTTTAAAGAAAATAACGACCACTGTAATAATGTAACAGTGGTCGTTATACTTTATAGAAATGGGTGTCATGGTGTCACAGGTGTCATTCATTACAGTATCTTGTTTGTATTTTTCTTTAATAATCAGCGTGTTTCCCGCTATGACACCTAATGACACCTTTCCAACATAACGCCGTCATGGTGACATTAGGTGTCATCGCCATCTGCTGCCAAAAAAGTCAAGGTACTTCCGAGGGGGGTACAGCCTGCGGGGGCATTGGTCCCGCGTAATTCGCGTTGTGCGTGCCCCTACAAAACTCACTTTATGATTACGTCAAGTAAATCAATCATTTATGTGAATCCTATCAAAGCACTGGAACCATAATTGCGAGATTGCAAAATAAAGCGAACACGTTTTACACACGCTGAATTGTAAAGATGTGTAAATATCGATTACGCCGGATTATGCCTGGTTATTTGCAAGTATTCATGGTTATAAGTTACTGATTTTACATTAAAAAGCTCACATTGTGGCTATTGTGTTCGGCCTGGTTACTGTATATCTTTAAGTCATTCCAGACGATTTATTGCACAACAACCGGAGCATTTTTAATGAACGTTTTATCTCAACTTATCAACGACGCGTTGAACCACCAGGGCGGCCACATTCGCACTGATGGCAACGGTGACATTACTCAATTCATCCCTGTGGAACCTGCAGCAGTTCGCTACCTGTCCATGAATGACGTGCTGACCCCGAAAGGCGGCAAGCAGACCACCTTCAACGCTGTTCTGGCTGAACGTTCACTGGTGGCACAGGCAGGCGCTGAAATCATCCGCATCCCTGGCCCGATGACCACGCCTCCGACTGGCAACACCGGCGCAACGACTGGCCGCGAAGTGGCTGACCGCTTCGTTGTCGTTCGCCCTGGTGCGTTCGCCAAAGTGGCTGACGGCGAAGAAATCACCATGAGCGGCCTGCCTTACCTGGTATCAGCGTTCAACCACAACAACGCACCGGCTTACGGCGTGGGCTACACCCTTAGCCGCAAGCAGATGAAACACGACTTCGCAGACGATACCACGCTGGAAGTGGTCAACACCGCCATTGAACGCGGAATTGCTGACCTGGCTGATTTCGTACTGCTGAACCACCTGGAAACCGCAGCGGAAACGCTGGCCAGCCCGTCATTCACCGCAGTGGCGCAGAAGATTGCAGCCAAAAACCTGCGCTTTGATGAAGTTAAAGCCATTGTTGGCGGTGATTGCACCGGCCTGGAACTGCAAGACGGCGTTCTGCGTGCCTACGGTGTACGCGCTGAAATCAGCGGCCAGACTTCCAGCACAATCATTGGCGCTTTCGGCAATGCAGCCGTTGCCCTGGATGATGAAATCCGCGTCACCGCCCGCCGCGTGCTGAATGGTGCCGTTGAAATCGTTGTGTGGGTGAACGCATCCGCACTGGTGCCTGACTCAACTATGTTCTGGAAGGCTTGATCATGTGGTGGGGCAGCAAAAAAGCGGCAGCGGAGCGCGCTGCCCTGCCGGGTGAAATCCTGGCAGCTATCGAAGGTGTGGCCATGTATGTGCGCCACGGTGATGAAAACACACCGCGCATCGTAGTGCAGCCGGTTGGCTGGTCAGGATTCATCTACAGCGATGACGCTGCTGAAAAATGGATTCGCAAGGCTTACCCGGAGCTTAAGCAGTACCAGATTGAACGCGCCGTGAATTACCTCGCTTCCCTGGTGCGCAGTCACTACCGCGAGCAGCGCCCGAAACAGAAGCGCGAAAGCTGGATGAACAGGTACTAAGCCATGAAACGACAAGAAACACGCCAGCACGTAACGGTACGCCTCGCCCCTGACCTGGTGCGCCAGGTCGAAAGAGAGCAAGCCAAACTGGAACGCAGAACAGGCATCCGCCCTTCACGCAGCCAGGTGATTGAAAAGTTTCTGAGTAGCGGGCTGAACGGCAAATAATGGCCAAGAATACAGGTTTCACCGGTTCCCTGTGCCCCAAATAACCGGCCAAATTTAACCTTCATCGTTCCTCAGACGATGGATGCTGGAACCAGGTTGGTGGTCATCCTGGACGGTCAAAACCACCACTAATTCCACACCGGTTGCGCCGCACCTGTCACCTAAAAGCGCGCACTCACTTAATCATCAACAACTATTGTTAGCGGCCAATACTATGAAAAAACATGACCTGTACGAATCAATGAAAGAAGAAGCGCGTTTGATCCTTAGCGAAACAAAGCGTTTCCAAACCATTTCAGAGAAAAACCCTATCAGCTACGAAGCAGCCGACCTGCTGGCAAGCCTTCGCAACCGTTTAAACGCATTCGAACACATGACCGATGAAGCGGGCCGCATCATGCGTGACGAAGCGGAAAGCCACGCATCCGCCCTGGGACGCACGAAGTGGCAACCATCCAGCCGCATCAGTTCCGGTGAACGGGCCAAACGCCAGGCGGTGAAGCGCGGCGCTATCCTGGTACGGAGTGCATAAGGGGGCACCATGCTGGACCGTATTCACACAAAACCGGAAGGAACAAACCCCTGGCCTGAACTGGTGGATATGGTCCTGCCAAAAGTTCTGGCGTGCAACACAGCGGAGGAAATGCAGAAACAGCGAGACTACCGCACCGAATGCGCCCTGCAACTGGCCGCTGCCGCCTTGCGGGCAATCGGTGAACACACCCTTGCAGAAAATTTACTTAATTAA